CTTACTTAGAATCATTGCTATCTTTGGATAAAAATAGTAAGCAGAGATTGTATTTTGGCAATTGGGAATATGATGACGATCCTAGCACACTAATTGATATTGACTCTATCTCAGACTACTGGAATCCTAACCATTTAAAAGGTGAAGGTAATATGTACATGACTATAGATGTCGCTCGTAAGGGTAAAGACAAGACTGTTTTTAGGGTTTGGCATGGTTGGTTGGTTGTTTATAGATACGAGATTGCAAAGAGTGGATTAGATGTAGTTGTAAGAAAGGCTAAAGAGTTACAGTTAAAGTATAAAGTATCTAATTCTAATACAATAGCCGATGAAGATGGTGTTGGTGGTGGTGTAATAGATTTTCTTAATTGTAAGGGGTTTGTTAATGGCTCACGTGCTTTAAATGATGAGAACTATAACAACCTAAAGAGTCAATGCGGTTATAAGATAGCTCAGAAGATAGTTAATAGAGAGGTTGGTGAGATATGCGATAACGCTGAAGTTAAGAGTGTTACCTCTGAGGAAATGGAACAAGTAAAGCAAAAGGATATAGACAAAGATGGCAAGGTTGCCTTAGTTGGTAAAGATATTGTTAAGCAAATGATTGGCAGGTCTCCTGATGAATGGGATAGCATAATGATGAGGTACTATTTTGAACTGGCTCATCAAGTCTTTTTCTTTTAATCGACTTAATAATAAACTACTAAAAATTATTGTATAATAATAAAAAATTTGTAACTTTGTAGTAATAGAACTCGCCACGCTTCTCTCAGACCAGCGCACCCAGGCGGGTCTTTTTTTTGGTTAGTTATTAAAAATTGGCACAATCCTTTCCTCTTGGGTTACACTTAATATTGGCAGAACCTCTCCACAGTCTTCGCATTCAACAAATAACTTACTTGGTTGAAAGCTCCCTTTTGTCTTTTCTGTAACAAGTACAATAGATAGGTGGTTACATTTACTCATAATATTTATTTTTATTTACACAAATCTACAACAACTTATTCACCCGCGCAAATAATAAACCGTAATATCACTTAAATAGATTTTTTTTATTACTTTTGGATATTAAATAACTTTTACTTATAATGAGTTTACTTTCCAATATATTCAAGAGAAACAATAACAATACTAATAAATTTAACGAGGCTTTTTTTAAGTTTATTGGCTCTAGTGGTTCTTCATACGATTTAAACGCTAAAACATATATAGAAAAAGGGTTTAATATAAATCCAATAGTCTACTCTGTTATATCTCAGATGGCTACTAAGACTTCTTCTGTACCTTACACAATTAAGAAAATAGAGGATAAAGGACAGAAACAAAAGCTAAGTAAGTTATTAAAAGCAACTAAGCACGAACTTACACCACAGCAAGAGGTGAAAAGGTTAATGCTAGAGACTAAAGCTTATACCGAAAGTGATTATAATATGCCTTTGGTTATGCCTAATCCACTACAAACATGGAACGAGTTCTTAGAACTGTATAAAACACTTATTAAAATAACTGGTAACGTTTATATCTATAAATTAATGCCAAGCGAGGGGAGAAACGAAGGAACTCCATTAGCGTTGTATTTATTACCTTCTCATTTAATGGAGATTGTATTAAAAAAAGATGCCGATATGATTAGCGTTGAGTCTCCTATTGAAGGTTACCAACTTATTGAAGGTAATGTTGGTATAACTTTTAATGCTGATGAAATAACGCATATAAAATACCCAAACCCAAACTTTGATTTGGAAGGTTCTCATTTGTATGGTTTTGCACCATTTAGAGCTTTGCTAAAGAACATTGAGTCTTCTAACTTAGCACTAGACTTAAACATTAAGACAATGAAGAACGGCGGAGCATTTGGATTAATACATTCTAAAGGGCAAAGACCATTAACGCACGACCAAGCAAAAGGTTTAAAAGATAGACTTAAGGAAATGGATGCCGATCCAGACAAGTTAGGTAAAATTGCTGGTGTATCTGCTGAAATAGGGTTTACAAGATTATCATTAACAACAGATGAACTAAAGTTATTTGAATACTTAAACTTCGACCAAAAGCAAATATGTAATGCGTTAGGATGGTCTGATAAGCTATTGAATAACGATGCTGGAGCTAAATACGATAATATTAGCCAGTTTAGAAAACAAGTTGTAATAGATAATATCATACCCGATTTAGAGTTATTTGCTACAGCATTTAACAATGATATATTACCACTATTTGAAAATTATAAAGGAACTTGTTTATACTTTGAATATTCTGAATTGCCAGAGATGCAAGAAGATATGTCAGAGATGGTTGCATGGGTTAGACCATCAATTGAAACAGGGTTAATTACTAGAAATGAGGGTAGAGCGTTTATGAAGTTGCCAGAGTCAGACGATAAATCAATGGATGAAGTAACTGTTAACGCAGATATATTAACATTAGAGCAAGCATTAGACGATTTTCCAACTGTTGACGGTAATACTATATGATTAGACAGTACAGGAAACAATGGTTAAGATGGCATAGAGGCTATGAACGTAAGGCAGCGGTAATATTTCAGCGTACATTTAAAGACATTGCTAAAAACATACCATTTGATAGAATGAGTATAGGAACTTATAAAGCGTACTTAATTGCGTACGTTAATAAAGAAATGATTTTTGATTCTTATGTAAAGGTGTATGAAGAGATAGGTGTTAAGCATGGTAAACGTGTTGGAGTACAGATAAATAAACAGATTAAACAGAAAGATTTTACTGTAGATGGGTTTTTAAATGAGTTTAAGAGAACTTTAATAAACTTCTTAGTAAATAACGAAGGAAATAGAATAACAACAGTAAGACAGTCATATATTCAGTATCTAACACAGATAATAGCAAAAGGAGTAGAAGAGGGTAAAACACTATCAATGATTGCTACTGATATGGAAAAGTTAATAAAGAGTAGGAACTTTTACAGATGGCAAGCGTTAAGGATAGCACGCACAGAGACAACAGCGGCATCAAACTACGCTGCCACTGTATCATCTTCTGTTAGTGGTGTATTAATGGATAAAGTATGGGTTTCAGCATTAGATGCAAGAACAAGACAAGAACCTGAAAGTCGTTTTGACCATTACCACATGAACCAAGTAAAAGTACCTTTAGAAGAGGCTTTTAATGTAAGTGGTGAAAAGTTAATGTTTCCAGGAGACCCGAAAGGAAGCGGAGGAAATGTTATAAATTGCAGATGCTCTGTAGCACAAATAGTTAGAAGAGATAAAGACGGTAATATAATGAGAATATAATATAAACACAATGACACCAACAACATACAAAATAAACGACCAATATAAAGGTGATACTTTTAACGGTGTTACTTTTACACTAAAAGAAGGTGCTAATAAAACTCCTATTGACTTAACAGGTGTATCAATACTCTCTCAATTCAGGGTTAATGAGGTTACTGGAGCAATTCAGCAAAGTTTCTCTATTGGTAGCGGAATAACATTAACAAACGCAACAGGTGGAGTGTTTAGCATTGATTCTTTTGTCTTAGATTGGAATACAGGAACTTTCTTCTATGATATACAAATTACGTTTCCGAATGGAGATGTAAGAACCTATGTAAAAGGTAGTTTAAACGTTATTCAAGACGTTACAAATGTGTAATGAGAATATAACTATAATTGTAGAGAATACCGTTGATTCTACTGATTTACACGTAACAAGCGAAGAAACAAACATAAGTTTAGATGTTACAGAAGCTACTACAGATGTTTCTGTTTTAGCAGTTGAGCAAGTAAATGAGGTTTCTGTTAATATAGCTAATGAGGTTACTAATGTAGAGATACTTGTAGAGCCTAACACTTCAGTAGTTGCATTTACACTATCAGATGATTTAGTAATAGTTACTGCTGGTAAACAGAGCAATACATTTGTAAACAACGTGTTTACATTTGTAGACACAGTAGATTACACAAACAATACTAAAACTTTAATTTATACAGGTGCTTTATTAACAAGTGCTATTCATTTATTTAGATACAACTCTTTGAATTGGAATGTTAATTATACATATAACTATAGTTTAGGAAATTATAACGGAGTAACTAGAACAATAACAAAAACATAAAATAATATGGCTTTTAATTATTCAAGTGGAATTATTACACAGACAGGAACAGATACCAGTCTTAGTGGATTGTCTGGACTTACAGGCGTAACGGTATATGGCAACGTTTATGTTTTAGATAATGTATTTTTAAGGGTTGAAGGTACTTTAAGTTTTAACGGATATACAGAGCGAATTGTTTTTGTAAATCCTGATGATAGCGGTACTGGCTTAAACTATATGTCAATCTATGTTGATGATGGTGCTTCTTTATCTATTGCTTGTGATAATGGTATTGCATTTAGCGGGTTTGTGCAAACCAATGCTTTATTGCCTTGTATTGATTTTGGCACAAGAGCTATTGCTGGGCCTGGAGGAGCTACAAATTACAACGGAGGCAGGAAGTTTTTTTCTGTTCACCCTAATGGTTTTATTTCTTTAACTGGTGTTTTTGTTGGTGAGAACTCAAATAGCCAAGGAATTATATCGTCTTTTGATGGTACGTCTGAGCTAGTTGATTGCATAATGATGACTAAAACAGCGCTGGCAAACGTACAGTATTCATTTAAGGGTACGGTCTTAATTCGCAGAACTACGCTATTAGGTGCTGTTCTTGCAGATAGGGGAGGTACTTATAC